AAAAGTCGGGCTAGTAGCACTGAACTCTACCATACCACCTGCACTGGCTGAAATGTACGGATCGTCATAAATACCAACGACATCCATCGGACCACCGTTGTTCGGTGTCCAGGTAGCTTTAGTGCCAAACTCATTAGTGTTAAAGAAGAACCCTAATGTGATGTCGTTTTCTAGGCTCATTACTCAGTCTCAGCAGATTTACGAGTACGACGAGTACGTGGTTTCTCTTCACCATCAAGACCTACTGAACGAGTAGTCTTTGGTTTAGCAACCTGAATGTAACCAAGCATTTCAAGACGAGAAGTCTTGTCGTGGTTAATATCAACTACAGAACCGGCAGGGTAGCTAGTTCCGTCAATAATCACATCTTTCAATACATCGAATTTCATATCGATCTCCTTTGTCTTTTAATGACCACTCATCGAATGGTCATTAAAAGAGAGCCCCGAAGGACTCTCGTTAGGCTTATGCGCCGTCGTTCGATACACAGAATGACTGTGCGTGACGAACAGCAGTGTCACAAGACTGTAGAGCCACTACGCGAACTGTACCAGAAGTAGAGTTAGTGTAAGGGTCAACTACGATGTCTAGGCCACCGAAGAAACCAACCAATAGGTCAGAGAAGTTACCGAAGTAAGCATTACCGTCTGTACCTTGGTTAGAAACGAACGCGTTGTAACCGTTGATAGTGTTACCTGGCTCAACAACGAACTGAGCAGTACCAGAAGCCTTCTCAGTAGTTTTAAGAGCACCGTACATATTAGAACGCATGATGTAACCTAGGTTACCCATTAGAGCGTTGTCATCTGCAAGAGCAGTTTCCATTGCTACAACTTCAGCGAAAGTTGGGTTAACGCCAGCGAAAGTAGTAGTGCTAACACCAGAAGTGTTAAGAATACCAGTTGGCTGACCGTTAGCGCCTGTACCTTCAAGAGCAGCAAGGTCGATAGCTAGAGCTAGAGCCTGTGCTAGGTCGTCACGTACAAGAGCTTCAACGTCCATAGAAGACTGGATCATAAGCTGACGAGTGATGTCAGTGTATGCACCTAGAGTCTTAGGAGTCAACGCTACAGAACCTACTGTCATTTCAGTAGCAGAAGCGTCACCGCCTTCAGTCGCAATCCATGCAGCAGAAGAAGCAGTTAGTTTCTTAGGAATCTTAACGTCGCCAGCAAGACCGTTCATTACACGAGCACCAGCACGCATTACAGATGATGCGTTGCGTAGTACGTCGATGAACTCGCTACCACGGTAATCTTCACCGAACAAATCAGCTTCGTCAGCAGAGTTAAGAGTACGCTGTTTCCAGTTACGCATAACTTCAGCCGGTAGCATGATGCCCTGTGCTGTACGACCGTACTGCTGTGACGCAGCGCGTGAACATTCGAATTCGAACGCAGCAGCTTCTTGAGCAGCTTTGTCGTGTGGGTTAGCAAGAGCGTTGATAGCACGCATTAGAGAGAACTCTTTGATCTCTTTCTTGCTCATGCCGATCTCTTTCTCTTCTAGCGCACGCTGTGAACCGATCTTCTCAAGAACTTCGCCACGGAATTCTTCGATTGAACGACCTTCAGAGATTGCTTTCTGAGCCATATCTTGTACGCCGTGACGAGCACCTAGTGCTACGATCTCAGACGCGTTACGTTGTGCAGTCTTAGCAGCCTCAGCAGCAGCTTCAGCCTTAACCGCGTTGATGTCAAATTCAGACATTTTGCGTTCCTCTTCAATAATAGGAGTTTCAATTAAGGGTTGCTTCGGCTCGCTGCTTCGCCCTATGCCTACTGTCACGTCTGCCGGGATCGAAACTATGCTTGCTTCCACTGGTCTCCAAGACTTAGCGACGTAGTTGTCACCTTGGCGAACCATTTTGTTGATAGAGTAGCCAACACTAATGTTAGCTCGGATGCCATCAACAACATCATCGAAGACTTCTTTAGCAAGTCCGTTCCTTCCGAAACGTACCGTCGCACGCAGTCTACGTGCCGAGCTATCCAAGTCTACAGATTCGATAACGCCAATCTGCTGTTCTGGATCATGGTCCAACAACAGAGGCGCACGGCCTGAAGCTAAGAATGACAGATCAATAGCTTCTTCCGAATGTTCTAATACTTCGTTACCGAATGAACGCTCAACCGGCTCTTCGCTAGATACTGCGATTTGTACAGTACGCGAATCTTCGTTTACCGGAGAAGCATCTAGTGACCATGAGCGACGCTCTTCAACGCCACCAGTTACTTCACGAACGTCCACTTCGACTTCTTCTACTTCAACGGCTTCAACCGCATCGGTAGTTTCAATATCTTTAAGTTCCTCGCTCATGCGATCACCTTCTTTGTCCAAGCTGTTTACGATCTTCTTACTCCACGAAAAGCCAGCATCACCGCCCCATAATGCCCATGCGATACGACCTTTAGATGGGTATCCTTTCTCACCTGGTCTGAACCCTTCAGCTTTTTTATCAACTTCGTGGCGTGAGAAAAACGAATACATACGTTTAACCGTATCTTCGCTCAAGTTCTTACCATTTACAATATCACGGGCTCTAGCGATACCTACTTCAGTACCACCTTTACCATACTCGGAACGCCAATCGAGACCCTTTTGAGCCTCGTCTTTCATCCCTGATGTTGGTTTATAGCTCATCGTCATACCCTTCAGGAGGAATTGGGGTCATATTAGCACCATACGGCTCAAGTGCATACTTAACGTCAAATTGAGCTGCAATATCACGATCACGAGCGATCTGAGATACCAACTCTTCTACGTCTTTACCGTATTGAGCCGCAACGTCTGATAGCGGGATAACACCTGCTTTTAGGCCAGTGATCGCAGCATTGATCTCTTTGACTGGGTCAACCCATGACCACGAACGACCTCGGAAGTTAGATGCCTCCAAGAATCGGTCATACTGGCGAAGAGGAATACCGAAGCTGTTCATCTCCATCGCCGCGCCTAACCATGCTTCGTAAATAGGCATAACCATCTGGTCGATCAAGAACTTCTGCATATTCTTGTAGTTATCTCGCTCTTCTAACGCACCTTGGCGAATAGAGCTGTAAGACGTTGATTCCAAATCGTTAGATAGCGCAGAGTACGAAACGCCCATACCAGATGCAATACCTTTCAACACAGACTTGTGGAAGCTATCGAACTCAGATGTTGGATAATCAGGGTCAAACGCTTTGAAGTCTACACCAGTCGGTAGTTGGTGGAACGTACCGGGTTCAACCGACATGATCGGTACTTCACCGTCCATCTCATCTGCTGTAAATCCATCACCTGCTGGTGAGGTGAAGAAACCCATCTTAGATGCGCCGATACGAGCGTTGATGACAGACGCTTCGCGCAATGCGCCTAACTGCTTCAAGCTATCAATAGCTGATGACAACCAAGGCTCACCACGAGTCTGGCCCGCACGGTTGTGCATATAAACGTGGATCATTTTATCAGCAGGGATTCGCTTGTACTTAGGCCCAGTAGTGAACGCATATTCACTATCACCAGGGTGGTAAGTTAGGACGTAATACGCAGTAGGGCGACGGAACTCGTCTAACTCAACGCCCATGCGAATCTCACGGCCACCATCCAACTTCTTGTTATACGTGTGATCGATCTGGTCAGGTTCAATGAACTCTAGTGAGAATGAATCTTCGAATTGCGCTGAACGGTGCTTGACGATAAACACTTCACCATCACGAGCTAGCGACTCGATAGCTAGTTTCTGAGCTTCAACCCAGCTCATTTTACCGTCTACAGTACAATTACCGCGTTTAGCCCACTTCTTGAACGCCTTCTCGACAGCGTCATTACCTGTTTGATCCAACTTACCAATCGAATCCAAGGCTTTGACCTGCAACTGGAAACCTGTGTCACCAACTACATTTGAGCGCAAAAGGTTAAAATACTTACGTGCATACTCGTTGTTTCGTGCTAATTCACGGCTTCTTTCACGCAATTTCGGCAATGCCGTGCGTAATTCCGCGTCAGATGACAATCGAGAGTCGGTGAAATCAGCAAAAAGGCGACCTGTATTAGCCGCCGAATATGATCGCTTGAACACCTTAGTTTTAGGCTCCTGATCGGCCTTTTTGCCTTTTAGTAAGTCGAAAATACCCATCAGAATCTAACCTTTATCGTTGTTCCGTTAGTTTTGCCCTTCTTCAAATCCTCGATATTACGAAGACGGTAGGCTTCAGCTTTATAGTAGTCTCTAGCTTCAACTAGTTCCTTAAAGCCCATCTTGGTCAACGCTCGACCATTGATCATATAGTATGATACGTCAGAATCGGCCTTACCTTCTAGTAGGGACTCAATCTTAGTGACCATGATCTCAGCATGACTACGAGGGTCGGCTTGGTTGCTGTCCAAATCTGGGAT